GGTCTAGCAACTGGAATTGGCGAATTTTCTGCGGGTACTTATTACATAGCAGGTGGCGGTGGTGGTTCATCAAGTTCTGCTGTTGTTCCCGCTGGTGGTCTTGGTGGTGGCGGTAATGGTGGTTATATTTCGGGTGGAGCAATTAGCCCTACTGCTGGTAGAGAAAATACAGGTTCAGGCGGTGGTGCTGGTTGGGGTGGCAACAACGATGGCGGCAAAGGCGGTTCAGGCGTGGTTATAGTTAGATACACAAAGGCATAAGGGGATAAACAAATGGCAGAAAATTATGTTCTCTTAGAAACTATTGAGTTATCTTCAACAACCGCGTCTGTAACTTTTGATAACCTGCCTTCAACTGGTTATACCGATTTGAAAGTTGTTGGTTCATTCCGAGGAACTACCGCTCAAGTTTATGAAATCACACATTTGAGATTCAATGGATTAACTACAAATCTTTCTTCAAGGTCTATTGAAGGAACTGGTTCAACAGCAGTTTCATTTACTAACTCACATATTTATTTTTCTAGCGGAGTAGGTGCATCTGCGACATCAAACACATTTTCAAATGCAGAAGCGTATATTCCTAATTACAGGTCTACTGATTACAAATCAGTATCTATTGATAATACTGGTGAAAACAATGCAAGTTTAAGTTATTCTCAATTTACTGCTGGTCTTTGGTCTAGTACCGCTCCAATCACAAGTATCGAACTTGCTCCAACTGGAAACTTTGTCGCAGGTTCAACCTTTTCGCTCTACGCAGTAGCCGCAACTGGAACAACTCCAGTAACCGCTCCATTCGCATCAGGTGGAAACATCGTTGCGAATGATGGTACTTACTGGTATCACGCGTTTTGGTCATCTGGAACATTTACTCCGTTTAAGGCGCTTACTTGTGATTATGCGGTAGTTGCTGGTGGTGGCTCAGGTGGATTCAAAATTGGCGGCGGCGGCGGTGCGGGTGGATTTAGAGCAAGCACATCTAACGCATTACTCGCAACTGCATATCCTGTTTTAATTGGTGCTGGTGGTGCTGGTGCAACTGCAACTTTTATTGGTAATGGTACTGATTCATCTATTAACTCTTTTGTAGCAACAGGTGGCGGTTATGGTGGTTCAGGAGATGCTGGAAGTAGCGCTGGTTCAGGCGGTTCTGGCGGTGGCGGTCCTCATGTCACAGGCGGTCAAACAGGCGGTACTGGAAATACACCTTCAACATCTCCGTCACAAGGTAACAATGGCGGTAACGGTGCTTATGGCGGCGGACCTATGGCATTTACTGGTGGTGGCGGTGGTGCTGGTGCCGTTGGTGCAAATGCAACAACATCAAACTCAGGTATCGGTGGCGCAGGAAGTGCCACATACAACTCCATTAACATATCTACTTGGCTCTCTGCAACTAATTCAGGTGAAGGCAATTTAGTAGCAGGTGGCGGTGGTGGTGGATGTAACAATTCTAACGGAAGCCCAGGAAGCGGCGGTGCTGGTGGTGGAGGTGCTGGTGGTGGTAATTCTGCGGCTACTGCTGGAACTGTTAATACTGGTTCAGGTGGCGGTGGCGGAAGAAACGATAACAACGCCGCTGGTCGCGGTGGTTCAGGTCTTGTTATTATTAGATACGCAATGGTATAAAGGAGAAAAAATATGTCACATTGGGCAGAAATAGATGAGAACAACATTGTTCTCCGTGTACTCGTTGGAAATAACAGCGAGGCAGATGAAGGCGAAGCCTTTATGAATTCACTTGGCGGTACTTGGGTCAAGACAAGTTACAACGGGAACATCCGCAAGAATTATGCGGGAATTGGGATGTCTTACGATGAAGGGCGCGATGCGTTTATTGCACCACAGCCATTCCCTTCTTGGATTCTCAATGAAGAAACTTGTCAATGGGAAGCCCCAGTCGCTTATCCAACTGACGGTATCATGTACGACTGGGATGAAGAAACTACCGATTGGAAGGCAACAGTAAATGAGTGATGTACCTAAGAAACTTGTAATAGATGTAACCGCTGGCACATCTCAATACATTGATTTAACACCTGCTGAGATTGCTCAGCGCGACCAAGACGCGGCGGCGGCGGCTGAAGCACAGGCAATTCGTGAAGCCGAGGCTGAAGCAAAAGAGGCTCTCAAGGTTTCTGCTAAAGCAAAATTAGTTGCTGGTGAACCTCTTACTGAAGAAGAAGCGGCAGTTCTAGTAATTTAATTTTTTATTGACAGGAGCATAAAATGGCAGGTACAACAACAAAAGGTTTGCGTTACCCAACCGCGGGTGATAATCCTGCCGTTCATACCGATATTCAAAATCTTGCTACCGATGTTGATAATGAATTAGATGATTATATTCTTAAATCTGCACCATCCTTTACTTCAACAGTAGAACTTGGTGCTGGCGCTAACATTATTTTTGAAGGCACTACGAATGATGGTTTTGAAACTACCCTCACCGTAACTGACCCAACGGCTGACCGAGTTGTAACTTTGCCTAACGCAACAACAACTTTAGTTGGACGCGATACGACTGACACTCTTACTAATAAAACTCTGACTTCACCCGCTATCAATAGCGCAACAATCAATAATGCTACTTTTACTGGTCAGCAAACAGGACTTGAATTGGCTTTCTCTCAAAGCATTGTCTTTGAAGGAACAACGGCAGATGCTTTCGAATTGACTCTATCGGCTGGAGAACCAACTTCAGATGTGACAGTTACCCTTCCCGATGAAACAGATAAACTAGCAAACGAGAACTTTGTTCGAACATCTGTTCTAATGCTAGGTGGGATGTAATGACATTTACCTACTCGGGCGACCCAAGCACATCTACTCGTAACTATGTGCGTTTTCTTATCAGCGATACGACTTCAACAGATGCGCTTTTTAGTGACGAAGAATTAAATTATGTAATTACTGAGTGGAGTGGAGACGCTTACAGCGCGGCGCGTGAATGTGCTGAAATCCTTATTGCTCGTTTTAGCCGTTTAGCCGATAGCAGTTCTAAGAGCGTCGGAGACATCTCTGTTTCAGAATCTTATTCGTCAAAGATTCAGCACTACAAAGAGTTGGCTGAAAGTCTATTGCGTAGACAAATGCGTAAATCACCACCTCGACCATTCGCAAACGCTCAAGGTCTGAAGTCTACAAATGACAGAATTGTTGATGACTTTAATACTGACTTCTATGCTGGTATTCACGATAACCCTAACAATGTCTACGACCATCGTATAGTTGAATAGGGGTAGCCAATGGATGCTATCTATACCAAAGTAGCGGAGTTCATGACGGACTCTGTTGTTTTTACACCAAAAGCCTCAGTTGATAAATATAATAAAACTACTTTTGGTGCCTCTAATACAAATGTAACCGTTACTGGTCGTTTAATTTATGACACTACAAAATCTAAAGATGTTCAAGGTATCGAAGTTGTTGATATTGGACGATTCATTACTAATGGTCCCGCGACCTCAATCACGGTGAATCATAGAATGGTCGTCGGGGCGGACACCTTTACGATAAACGCAGTAGATAATCTCGCAGACGAAAACGGAGCGCATCACACCGTCATCAGATTTGGGCGGTAATCATGGCAAAGGCGTCTTTCACACTTGATTTAGAGGGTGATAAAGAATTAGTTAATGCTCTTAAGGCTGGTAAAGAAGATACCCCTAGAGCAATAGCCCAAGCAATATGGGAAGAGGCTAATGTTATTTTTGCTAAATCTCAGATTCTTGTCCCAGTTGATACAGGTGTTCTTCGAGGCTCAGGCGGAGTATCCGCCCCACAGATGGGAAACCAAGGTTATTTTGTAGATATTTTCTATGGTGGTCCAGCCGCGTCTTACGCTCTTTATGTCCATGAGATTATTGGCAATTACCATAAGCCTCCGACACAGGCTAAGTACCTTGAGCAACCAGTCATGGAAGCAATGTCCACTATCCAACAAAACATTAAGGGTAGAATTATGGACATTATAGAGAAAGGTCATAGGGGCTAATGCCAACTATTCTTGAATCAGTAGGAGATTACCTACAAAACACAGCAAGCGCTTTCGGCGCTCATGCTTCTCAAGGCACCCTTGGCACATCTATTTTTCTTGGAACCCTTCCTGAAACACCCGATGCTTGCGTAGCCGTGTATGAAAATGCTGGAAGTTCCCCAACATTTACTATGGGTTCAGGCGGTATTCAAATTGATTACCCAATGCTTCAAATTATTTGTCGAGCAGGGCGAGAAGATTATCCAACCGCTAGAGACAAGGCAGAATCTATCCGCGTGTTGCTCGCGTCGGTGCTTGAAAGAACTGTCTCAGGGGTGCATATTATGAGGATTGAACCGATGGGTTCAGTAAACTTGTTAGGAGTAGACCCGAAGTACCGCCCACTAATCTCGGTGAATTTCCGATGCCTAGTGAGAATGTAAGCGAGGAGCCAACGGCTCCACAAGAGAGAGTGGTAGACCCGTATGGCAGAAACGCAACAACCGATGAATTCCAGCGATGCTGGAAATGTGACAGGCTCCTCTTCGAAAGCGCAACGCGCCCGTGGAGTATCCGCTGTCCCCGCTGTAAATCCAAAAATAAATCAGGATGAATTCGCCTCTGCTTTAGATGATTTAGTTGGCGTTTGGAAAGTACAAGAAGGTTGTTCAGTAGGAAGAATTACAAGAGAACTACCTGAACCTATACAGACTAAGTTCAAAGAAACACTTCGGAATGAAAAAGTTAATTCTGCTCGCTTAGTAGAAGTCTTAGCAACTTTTGGCATTACGGTAGGCTCTGATGTTATGCGTAGACATCGTAGAAGGTTACTTGGTAAAGACGGGTGTAAGTGTCCAAATGAGTCTTGATGACGCTTTAGATAACCTACTTAAAACTAGCGAGGTAAATTCGGTTCAAAAGACTGAACCTCGACAAAGACAAGCAGAATGGTTGCCTGGGGTTACTTGGCAAGGCGAAGAAGGAGTTGTAACAACTCAGCCGATGGAGGGTGATAACGCGCCCGATTGGTCAGGAGTTCTTCGAATGTGGGGATTAGACCCCGAGCATTTTCAAGTAGTAGAACCAGTTCTTTTCAATGTGTGGGGCGATACTTTAGGAGTTCTTAATCGCCAATGGAAGGGCAAAGTAGTTCGAAAGGGCAAGCAAGAAGTTGCCGATATTGAAGCCTTAATCGAAGAGATAAAGAAACACAAACCCCG